ATACAAGCTCGAGAGAACCAAATCATTCGTTTGGCTTATGATCTTATCGAAGAAAGAATTAGAAAGAAAACCGCAACCTCACAAGAGGTTACACAATTTGTAAAGATGGGTTCTAGTCTTGCTTTGTTAGAAAGAGCCAAACTTGAAAACGAAAACAAACTTCTACAAGCTAAAACAGAAGCTCTAGCATCTCAAAAGAAGATAGAAGAGCTTTATGCTGAAGCTATTAAGTCTATGGCCAAGTATCAAGGCAGAGAGGATCACGAAGATGACGACGATTAGACGATATTCAGAGCTTATTCAACGTAAAACATTAGAAGACCGCTTTGAATACCTAAAATTGGTTGGAACCGTCGGAAAGCAAAGTTGGGGTTGGGATAGATATTACAATCAAAGATTTTACTACTCTGCCGAATGGAAAAGGGTTAGAAACATCGTGATACTCAGAGATGATTGTTGTGATTTGGGTGTTTCGGGTTTCGAGATCCAAGATAAAGTTCTTATACATCATATGAATCCTATATGGATAGAAGATTTAAAGTATGGCAATCCAGCCATATTAGATCCAGAGTTTCTGATATGTACATCAAACAGAACTCACCAAGCTATTCATTACGGTGACAAATCATTACTTCCACAAATTCCTGTAGAGCGTCGTGCAGGCGATACTCGCCTTTGGTAAAAATTTTATAATTGGAGGTAGAAATGACTAAGAAATCGAAAGTACAAAAAGCAGTAGAGAAAGAAGTGAAAGATCTGGAAAACGACGTTGAGAATCTGGTTGAGCGTGAGGGTTTTGACTATACTGCCCCCACTTCTCCAGCGGTTCCAGCACCACTTCCTGAACCCGTCGAGCCAGAATATGTGGACGAAGACGAGATCTTCGCTGATGCAAAAGAAGATCCTGAATCGGAAGTTCGCCCAGATTTTTTTGGTTTTGGAAGGGCAAAAGTCGCTTTCAATCTAAGAAAAGAACCAAACAAAGAAAGTCAAGAAACTTCATCCGTCCAAAGGGATACTCTATTAGAAGTTATTTCCACCCAGGAAGATGAAAACGGCGCTGTTTGGATCGAAGTCAAAAACAACCAAAATTCGGTATCAGGATGGACATATTCTAATCTTGTAAAGCCGGAAGAAGAGTAAAACCCTATGACCGAGAGCATATTAAATACAATAAAACAAATGCTTGGCATAAACGCGTCAACTGTAGCATTTGACAATGATATTTTAGTTAATATCAATTCCGCTTTTATGGTTCTCCATCAGCTAGGAGTTGGTCCTCAGGCACTGCCGTTTAGTATCGTGGATGACGCTGCTCTCTGGTCCGAATTCTCAGAAGACATCCTCCTATATCAAGCCGTCAAAACCTATATCTACTTAAAGGTTAAGATAACGTTTGATCCTCCAGGAACGTCTTTTCATGGAGAAGCATACAAACAACAAATTCAAGAACTTGAGTGGCGTTTATGCGAACAAGTTCCAGTTCCACCAGATGAAATTATATAGGAGATAATATGGCTAATGATATTAAACATTTTGGCATCCTTGGTATGCATTGGGGAAGGCGAATGGCCAAAGACGGCTCCGTCACAACTCTTAGGCGAGGAAAAAGAGTTCCTTTAATGACAACGGTAAGAGGAAAACCAGTCCAAGTCAACGGAAGAGCTTTGAGTAACAAAACCAGAAGTTTTGCAAAACAAGCATTTGATATTGTGAAAAAAGATCCAAAAGGATTTGTTAAAGAAGTTGGAAAACAGATGGTTAAAGATGTTGTGACTGTTGGAAAATTTTCAAGAGATGCGGCCATAACGTTTGCTGCTGTATATGGCACAATGAAACTATCCGAAATTATAGCTTCAAAATTTGATTAAGAAGAAAGGAGGTCTCATGGCCGATTTAAAACATTTTGGCATCCTTGGTATGCATTGGGGAAGGCGAAAGTCAAAAAAATCAGGAACAGATTCGTCTAGTTCAGATCACAAAACGGCAACCATCCTTAAAAAGAAAAAATTAAGCGAAATGTCCAATGACGAATTAAAGAAATTAACCACAAGACTTCAGTTAGAAAAACAATTTAAGGATCTTTCTAAAAGCGAACAATCGGCCGGACAAAGATTTGTTTCTGACGTTCTTTTGGGTGCTGGAAAGCAACTAGCAAGCAAATACGTTGCTAATTCTGCTGAAAATGGAATCAAAATCCTTAGTGAGCTTTTTAAAAATAAGTAGGATATAATGAGCCTATCGAACACCGCTACACCAAAGTATTATGGTATTTTTCGAGAAAAAGTTATGAAGGGTGAGATTCCTATTTGTAAAGAAATTTCAATGGAGATGAATCGCATCGACGCCTTGATAGCAAACCCAACAATCTACTATGATAGTAAAGCAATAGATGGGTTTATTGAGTTTTGTGAGAATGAGTGCACCCTTACAGACGGTAGTGATCTTTATCTTCTCGATACGTTTAAGCTTTGGGCAGAACAAATCTTTGGTTGGTATTACTTTTTAGAAAGAAGCGTTTATCAACCAAACAAGGATAATCACGGTGGTCGATTTATCCGTAAAAAAGTTAAAAAGCGATTAATCAACAAGCAGTATTTGATCATAGCTCGAGGTGCAGCCAAATCGATGTATGTGTCTTTAATACAAAACTTCTTTTTGAATGTTGACACATCAACAACACATCAAATTACAACAGCACCAACCATGAAACAGGCAGATGAGGTTGTATCACCAATTAGAACATCTATCACTAGAGCTCGAGGACCATTGTTCAAATTCTTAACAGAAGGATCAATACAAAACACGACTGGTTCAAAAGCCAATCGAGTTAAGTTGGCCTCTACAAAGAAGGGAATCGAAAACTTTCTTACCGGTTCTTTACTTGAGATTCGTCCTATGTCTATTGACAAGCTTCAAGGTCTTAGACCTAAAATTGCTGGAGTTGATGAGTGGCTCTCGGGAGACATTCGAGAGGACGTTGTCGGTGCGATTGAGCAAGGAGCATCTAAGTTAGATGACTATCTTATAGTTGCTGTCAGTTCAGAAGGAACTGTTCGTAATAGTTCCGGCGATACAATCAAAATGGAACTACTTAACATCCTTAAGGGTGATTACATAAATCCTCATGTGTCGATTTGGTATTATCGTCTGGACGAAATCGAAGAAGTTGCAAATCCAGACATGTGGCTTAAAGCCAATCCAAATTTAGGAAAGACGGTGAGTTATGAAACCTATCAACTGGACGTCGAGAGAGCGGAAAATGCTCCGGCTGCTCGTAATGATATCATGGCTAAGCGCTTTGGAATCCCAATGGAGGGATACACTTACTTCTTTACATATGAAGAAACTATTCCCCATCGCAAAAGGGATTATTGGGGTTTGCCTTGTGCTCTTGGTCTTGACCTATCACAAGGAGACGATTTCTGTGCGTTTGATTTTCTATTTCCCCTCTCTCATGGAGGATTTGGAGTAAAGACCCGAGCGTATATTACGTCAAAAACTCTAATGAAATTACCAGGAGCGATGAGAGCTAAATACGAAGACTTTCTAAAAGAAGGAACTCTTCAAGTCATGGAAGGAACCGTTCTGGACATGATGGAAGTCTACGACGATGTTGAAAAACATATAGAGGAAAGGGAGTATGATGTTCGTGCCCTTGGTTATGATCCTTATAACGCAAAAGAGTTTATTGAGCGTTGGGAAAGAGAGAACGGGCCTTATGCAATAGAAAAAGTTATTCAAGGAGCCAAAACAGAATCCGTTCCATTGGGTGAATTGAAGAAACTCTCGGAAGATAGGCTTATAGAATTCGACGAAGAACTTATGTCATATTCTATGGGTAATTCTATTGTGTTGGAAGATACAAACGGAAATAGAAAATTGCTAAAGATGCGATATGACCAGAAGATAGACAATGTTGCAGCTATGATGGATGCTTATATCGCTTGGAAACTTAATAAGGAAGCTTTTGAATAAAGGAGGCCACATGTGAATAACGGTTTTAGTTTTTTAAGCAGGTTAAAATCTGCGTTTAACATATTTTTAGATAGAGACCCCGTACAGGAAGCAAAGTTAATAACTGGAGCAGCGTTTAGTAGTCCTCCTCATATAAAGCGTCTTACTTTTGGTAATGATCGATCTATTGTTGGTGCGATTTATAATCGTATCGCCATTGATGTTTCCGTTATGAAGGTTCGTCACGCAAGAATTGACGACAATGAAACTTTTTTGGAAACAATTGATTCTTCCCTTAATAGATGTCTTTCGGTTGAAGCGAACGTTGATCAAACCAGCAGGGATTTTTTACGAGATAGTGTTATGTCAATGTGTGACGAGGGCGTAGTGGCTTTGGTTCCTATAGATACGTCTGTAGATTTGACAAACAATAATTCGTTTGATATTCTTTCTCTGAGAACGGCAAGAGTTGTTCAGTGGCATCCTCATCACGTTCGCGTGCGAGTATATAACGACAACACAGGAGAGAAAGAAGAATTAACTCTTCATAAATCTAAGGTTGGTATTGTGGAAAACCCTCTTTATTCAATCATGAACGAGAGAAACTCCATTCTTCAAAGACTCATTACCAAACTTAATTTGTTAGACCTGATCGACGAACAAAGTGGATCTGGTAAATTGGATATTATTATTCAATTACCTTATGTTGTTAAGGGG